TCAAGACCCGCCACCCCTCGACTTGGCTCATCCATACCGACGAACACGGTAATATAGAAAAGTATGAGCAGCGCGGGCGGACCCAGACCATTGAAGTAAACCCCAAGAGCCTAATCCACTACGTCAATAACCGCGCCTTCCAGAACCCGTATGGCCGAAGCGACCTGCGAGCGGCTTACAATGCGTGGTTCGTAAAGCGCCAGGTGGTTAAGTTCTACGGCATCTTCCTCGAGAAGGCCGCAAGCCCCACTCCGGTTGCGAAGTACGATAAGAACGCGCCCAAGACCGCGGTGAATGAAATCCACGCGGCCATCAAATCGCTACAGACCAAGACCGCGCTCACCCTGCCAAAGGAAATCGAAGTGGAATTTCTGGAGGCCAAGTCTAACGGTGAGGCGTTCACCAAGGGCATTAATATTTTCAACATGTTCATTGGTCGGGCGCTGCTTATCCCCGACCTCCTGGGATTCCAGGGCGACGAGACGAGTGGCGGATCCTACGCGCTCGGCAAAGACCAGATAGCGATTCTCTTTAAGCACATCATGCGGCGTCGGGCCACGCTCGAGCGCATCGTGAACAAGGAAATCATCTGGCCGCTCGTGGTCTATAATCATGGCTTCGTCGAGGCTTATCCTAAGTTTAGGCTTAAGCCCATTAGCGAAGACCATGCCCTAGAGCTAGCCAAGGTGTGGCTAGAAGCGGTCAAAGGAAAGACGTATGTTGCGAGCGAGCAGGAGATTAACCATTTCCGCTCAATCGTAAAATTCCCCCAGGGGGACGTAGAATATCCCGAGGAGCCAAAGCCCTTCGGCGAGGAGGATGGCGAGGATGAAGCTAACGGAAATCCGAAACAGGATAAGGGCGCAGAAAATAAGAAACCTGCTGCTGGAGCAGATGAGGGAGAGTCTAAAGACGCTAAGGGAGACGAGGCCAAGGGCGGAAAAAAGCAATTCACCTACGGCGCATGCCCAGGCGGATACGACAACAAAGTAGATTACTCCTATATCCAAGACAAAATGGAGAACGGGCAATCGGCCCTACTCCGCGAAGTCGAACCGCTCGTTAAGCGCGTCTACGACGACCTGTACGACCAAATTAAAGCGAAGAAGATACTCCAAACTCAAGACGTATCTAAGATTGAAGGCTTCGACGTAAAGTTTAAGGGCCTAAAGGACCTAAACCTTATCCTGCGCAGATACCAACGCGATGGCTACCGCGAAGGCCAGGCGTCGGGCATGAAGGAAATCCTGCGCTCCGCTAATTTCAAGGCCCCACTCCCGGATGAGAAGTTCCTAGAGCTCCTTGATGCCGAGACGTTCTCTTACATCGGCGATTGGTCCTACAACATCACGAAAAAGGCCCGCATAAAGATTTTGGAAGCTATCCGGGATGGCAAACCCATCTCGTCGTTAATCGACACGTTTGAATCGGAGGGCGTGCTAGAGAGCATGGCGTCCATCGAGCGCTTTGGCCGCACCAAGTTTACGGAAGTGATGAACCGCGGGCGCTTGGCGGCGTTTCAGGATTCGGGCGTGGTGGCAGCGTATCAGTACTCCGCGATTCTCGATGACCGCACCTCGGAAATCTGTGACGGATTGCATGGTAAGATATTTAAAGCTGGCACCGAGCCAATCCCCCCGATGCATTTCAATTGCCGAAGCCTTCTGGTTCCAATCACCAAGTACGAATCATTCGAAGCGGACGAGAAGGTGGGCGATACCCCAATCGGTGACTTTATCGACGAAAACAAGGGCGATGGATTCGCAAAGAGGTGAACGATGCCCAATGACTTGAGGCAAATAAATGGCGTTGAAATCTTCGCAGCCGGTAAGTGGAACGGAGATACATACACGGTAGCCGACCTAGACGAAATGGTCCGCGCGTTCAGTGAGACGGGTGTGACATTTCGCCCCGCTCTAAAGCTAGGCCACGACGATAACCAAACGCTATTGCAACGCGACGGTCATCCCGCAGCAGGTTGGATCGGCAAACTCTATCGTGTCGGCGAGAAGTTAATAGCGGACTTCATCGACATTCCGAGCAAGATTTACGAGCTGCTCGAGCGTGGCGCGTACAAAAAAGTTTCTGCTGAGGTATATTGGAACGCAACCGTAGGGGAGTCGAAGTATTCCCGCCTCCTCGGCGCGGTGGCTCTACTTGGGGCAGACCTGCCCGCAGTTACCACACTGAGCGATATTTTTAAGATGTATGCCCTCAACACGGGCGAACTAAAAACCTACGAAACGAACGGATTCAAAATCATTGAAGGAGATAAGGTTATGCCCGAAAAAACGGAACAGGAATTAAAGCTAGAAGCGGAACTCGCGGAAGCGAAGAAGAACCATTCCACCCTCGAACAATCTGTCGCCGATAAGGACAAGGAAATCGAGGAGCTGAAAAAGTTTAAAGCCGAAGCCGAGGCGAAATTTGCCGAGGAACAAGTTAAGCGTGAAGAGGCCGAGCTAGAGGCGTCCGTGACGGACCTCGAAAAAGAAAAGCTCGTCACCCCCGCGATGCGCCCCTACGTGAAGGAATTCCTTGGGGCCGAAAAGAAGGAATACTCCTTCGGCGAAACAAAATTATCGAAACACGGGCTCTTGAAAGAAATCCTGAAGCTCCACACCGCTGCGTCCGAGGTTAACGTCACGGAGAGTTCCGAAGACGGCAAGGTGACGGAAGCGAGGGACGATAAGGCCCTTAATGAAAAAATCGAGGCGTATGCGAAGGAGCATAAGCTTTCCTATAAGGCCGCGTACAAGGCTGTAATGGCCAAGCCCGCGAAGCCCGAGGAAGCCCAGGCTTAATTGGTAGCAACGTTCTCAAATCCTAAAAAAGGAATAAACTTATGATTCAATCTTACAAGGTGCTTACGACCCTTGCGGCCTACCGAGTGGTTGCCGCAGCGGACACGCAAGCATTCACGGCGATTTATCCCGCGGCCGTGGTGGCGCCCATCCTGGGAATCACCAAGGACACGGTTAAGGACACCACGAATTCTATCCCGGTTGCGGGAGTTGGGGAGCGGGCGCTCCTCTTGTTCAACGACACGGCAACGACCAGCAGCTTTGTTGCCGCCGATACCGCGGGTCGAGGCAAGAAGTGGACCCTGAACACGTCGGACACAACCACGGCATTAACCAGCACGTCATATGTCGGCATCCTAGTTGGCCCCTCGGTTTCTTCGACGGGAACGATTGCGGAAGTCTACATTTGTCCCGGCCTTGGAAAGGGAGCGTAATCCATGCCACTCAATAACCAAATTCACGTCGATCAGCTCCTCGGGCAGGTATCCGTAAAGTATAAGCCGGAAGGCTTTATTGCTTCGGAAGTCGCGCCCGTGGTTTCTGTGAAAAAGACATCGGACCTCTTCCGCGTTTACGACCGCAATTTCCGTATCCCGGAAACGCAGCGTGCGAATCGCGCGGAGTCCAGAGAGCATAACTTCGATGTCAGCACGTCGAGCTACAACCTTCAGCGGCATTCGTTGAAGAGTTTCGTCTCTGATACTGACGCCGATAACTATGACCTCGCCGACCTTCGGGCCGAAACGGTTGAAGAGTTGACCGAGAAAATCATGCTCCGCCAAGAGCGCGATTGCGCAATACTCATGACCAAGACCTCGTGGTCTTTGACGGTGAGCTTGGCGGCTGGCGCGGAATTCTCGGCCAATACCACGACCTCGAACCCGATTCCGATTTATCAAACGGCGGCTTCGACGGTTATCGCTAACTCGGGCGTGAAGCCCAACTTCGGTATCCTGCCCCGGGATGGATACGTCGCGGTTGTGAACCACGTCTCCGTGTTGGACCGCCTGAAGTACACCTCGGCGGAAGTCGATGCCGGCAAACTCGCGGCGTTGTTCGACCTGTCCAAAGGGCTCATGGTGCCGTCTATCTCTTACGATAGCGCGGACCAGGGAGCGTCTGGCGGCTCGATCATCGCGAGCGTGTGGGATTCGGAGAACTCCTTCATCGGATACAAACCGGATTCGGTTGGTCCGCTGAAACTCTCCTCGCTCTACACGTTCAAAAAAGCCATGCCGGTTGTGAAGCGGTGGAGAGACGAACCGCGCGAATCGGAAGTCATCGAGGTTAACCAGGAGTATCAAGTCCGCGTAGTCGCGAGCTTGTCCGGTTATCTCATCTGTAACGTTAAGTAAGTTTAGACACTACCCGTGCCTATTCATATCGGGGATCGGGCCGCCTAGTCCCGGTCCCCGATTAAAACTAAAAACAAGGAAACGTGAACTATGGCTAATAAGCCAGAGCTGAGAGAAGACCAGGAAGTCACACCGGAACATCTGCACAAGTTGAAACTTATCGACGAAGAGAAGAAGCGCAAAAAGAGCGCCGTTGTTAAGAAGCAGTGGATCGAAGTCTACCAAGACCGAAATAGCAAATTCGGCGGCAAGGTGCTGCTCATGAGCCAAATGGCAAACGGCAACGTCCACTCGTATTACCTGGGCCGACAGAAAAAGGGCGGCGACGATGCGATTCGGACTTACAAAGCCAAGGGAGTGCAGGTCCGCTAATGGGCTTATACGCGACAACCACCACCCTCGACTTACTAATGGCGGGGGTGAATATGACGGCGGGAAGCGAGACGCTATCCATCGCCTCGACTTGCATCAACCGCGCCGAGGCTCGCCTCAATAGCGTCTTCGCCCGCCGATACGACGTATCAAGTTCGTACTTCCAAACCTCCACCAGTGTGCCGCCCCAAGTAAGAGAGTGGGCCGCGATGCTAGCCGAAGGCTATATGTGGAAGTCCCTCGCGCGCGGTGGCGCCGGCAAAGAAACGATGGCCCGTGGTGAGAGCCTCGTTAAAGAGGTGATGGCAGACCTAAAGCTATTGTCCGAGTATCAATTGGACCTTGTGGACACCTCTGGCGCCCTTATTTCCGATATGTCCGACACGAGCTACCGAGTGCTTTGCAACACGTCTACCTACATCAATACGATCAACGAAGACGACGAACTGAATTGGGCGCCGGACTCAGACAAAATTGAAGATATCGGAGACTCGCGAGAATAATGCCGCAAGAAATCGCCATCCACGACGAGAAGGCCCAGAAGTTCCTAGCCAAGGCCATGAAGAAGGTCCAGGAGGCTAAGGACGGCGGCCGCGCGTTCGGGATGGCGCTATCTGCCGTCGTGTTCAAAGACGTAATCGAACACTTTGAAAAAGAAGAAGGCCCCGAAGGCGCGTGGCAAGGCTGGTCATCCATCTACCGCGACCATATGCAGAAGATTGGTAAGGGCGGGAATAAAATCCTCCAGGACTCGGGCCGCTTGCGCCAAGCCTTTGTGCCGACGAACTACCGCAAGGTAGGCGAGGGAATTTTGTGGTTCAACCCAGCTAAGACTAAGGGTGGGTTCCCCTACGCGTACGCGCATAACGAGGGCGGCAAGAAATTGCCCGCCAGAACGTTTATGTGGCTCTCAGAAGACGCCACCGAGAAAGTTTCGGAAGTGACCCTTAACTTCGTACTAGGAAAGTAATGTCGCTAGACCTGAACAATTTGAAGGAATCGATTCAAGGAATCTTCCAAGCCGCGAACACGACGACGGCAACGCGCGACCTCTCTAGCGGACTAACCGATAGGGTTGTCCGCGTGCTTAAGGTTAATCCCGAGCGCATTCCCATCCAGGCGACTTGGATCCCGTTTGTGACGGTCTTTATCGACGCGAAAGAGATTGAGCTCACCGACTTCGCGGTTAACCAGCTTACCGCAAAGCGCAAAGGGAAAATCTCGGTCAAGGTCGTGGGTGTGGCGCAGAGCTTCGTTGTAAGTGATGACGAGGCCGATTCCGCAGATGACGAATGCGAGGACCTCATGGAGAATATCGAGGAAATCTTGCGGGGCAGCCCCACGTTGGGCGGCGTTGCCACCTGGTCCTATCCATCGGGCGTCACCTACCACAATAGAATGCTAGACGAAGACTTCGGCGTGCGGGCCGGTATTTTGAGTCTCGAAACGGAGATATTTTATTAATGCTGTCTAAGGACGACATCCAAAAGCAATCCGAGAGAGCCTACGGGCAATGGTGTAAGCAATGGCGCGAACACGCAAAGCATCACTCCAAATGGCCCATGAAGTCCTTAACGGATTTCGAGAATAGCGGCATCGGCAAAGCGGTCCTCTGTGTTGGTAACGGCTATTCGTTTGAAGAAGAAATCGAAACGATTAAGGCTAATTGGCAGAACGTAGATATCATCTGCTGCGATAAGTCTTTGGGCCACCTCTTAGACCACGGCATTACGCCAACGTTCTGCCTCGTGGCCGATGCCAACGTGAATTACGAGAAGTACCTAAAGCCTTGGGAGAATAAACTCCAAGGGACTATTTTGCTCGGCAACGTTTGCGCCAACCCCATGTGGGCCGATAAGGGGAATTGGAAAGATAGATACTTCTTCTGCGTGAAGGACGTTCTGCAAAGCGAGCATGAGTTCATGGCGCTATCGGGCTGTCCCAACGTGATGGCGGCGGGAACGAACGTATCTAATGCGCTGGTGATTGCCCTTACCCAATGCGACAACTCTGGCCGCAGGAATTTCTTCGGCTACGATAAGATTTTGCTCATCGGGTTTGATTACTCCTGGTCGCCGGATAAGAAGTATTACGCTTTCGACGAGAGGGCCAGCGGCAAGACCAACTACATGCGACACGCCTATACGTTGGATCAAGTTTCTAGGCCGTGCTATAGCTCGAACAATCTTATTTTTTCCGCGAAGTGGCTTGGGCAATACATCTCCGCGTTCAATTTGCCGGTGGTCCAATGCACCAAGCGCACGATTTTCGGCACGAAAAAACGGGGTATACTGGCTGAGCAGATGCAGTATTCCTTTCGGCCCGAGAATCGCGAGCGCGTATTGCGTGCGTTAGAGCTTAGGCAATTAGCCCAAAAGATTAAGAAAGAAAACGAAACGCTGATTAAGGACATTGCGAGGGATCACTACTACTCGTACCTGAGATCGGTCAGCTAACTTTTTAGGGGGTCAATATGGCAGTAGGAGATTCGGCACTTCTGGGCGGGTTGTCTTACGTCGCTTTCGGAAGAGAAACATCGGCGGGAACTTATAACACCTGCACGGCAATGCTGCCGTGCTTGTCCTTTTCGATGGTGGCGACGAAGGATAATAAGATCCTCGAGCAAATCGAGAAGTCGCGCACCTACTCCCAGCGCACTGGCATGATGAAGAAGGTCGCAGGAGACGCGAGCTTCTACTTCCAACCCCAACTAGACGCCTGCGCATTCCTCCTCCAAAACGCTTTTATCGGCACCATTACCTCCGCCACCGCAACGGGTGAGACGGTGGGCGCTGGCGCTAATAGCGCGATGGATCACACGTTTAATATCGGAGATACCTACCAATCCTTCTCCTCGCTTTGTATCAACGCGAGAAAAGGTGACGCGACCGGCGGCAAGGTATTCGAGTATTCCGGCGTAAGGGTAAACGAGATTGGGTTTTCCGCCGAGGTAAACGACGCGCTGAAGGTGAACGTAAACCTCATCGGGATGGATGTTACCATCACCTCAAACAGTGTTTCCTCTGCGCTATCGCAGACCAACACCTCGGTATTGAGCTTTGTTGACGGAAGAATGAGCGTCGAGAATAGCTTCGGCTCTCTCACCTCGTCGTCCTTCTGGCATATCCAGAGTGTCGAATTTGGTTGGTCGAATAACCTGAAATCGGACAACGCCTCTGGCCGCATCGGCTCGGACATTTTGACGGTTCTGCCGCCCGGGATGGCGACGTTCAACCTCCGCGCTAAGCTGCGTTTCGATACCACGACGGCTTGGTCCGCCATGATGGCGGGAACGAAGCTCGCGGTGCAGTTGGATTTCCAAGGCCCCACGATGTCCTCCTCCTCGATTCGCCAAAAGCTGCGGGTCAACTTCCCCTGCGTGTACATCCACAATGCGGGAGAGCCCACGATTGGCGGGCCGAATGAGATTCTGACTTCGGATGTGGAGTTCCACGTCCTTCGTCAAAACGACACCACGGCGGGATATGCCTGTCAGGCGATTCTGACGAACCAGAAGAGTACCTACGCGTAATGTTTGGGTGGTTTAAGAAAAAGGATTTAAAAGACGTTCTTACCCACGGCCACTCCGTGAAGGTTCACGGGGTGGTTTTTAAAGTAAGAAAGTTGAACCCCATCGACTTTGCGTCGGGCGCGCGAGCACTGCAGATGCATTTCGACACGTACAAGACAGCGACCGAGAAGCAGCAGCTAGCGGCCCTTGAGACGCATGGGGATAAGATTAAAGAGCATTACCGGGATGTGATCATGGCTTGCGTACTAGAGCCTAAGCTGTCCCGCAAAGAAGGCGAACCGGGAACCATATGGGTGGAGAACCTATTTACAGAGTGGGATCTGGTAACGGACCTCTATCTCGCCATCATGGAAGTCACACACGGAAAAAAAAAATTGAAATCACTTATCTCGCAGAACCGCGCCTTCAGGAGATAGACCTTATCGCCCGCCGCTACGGCGTCCTACCCTCTACACTTCTTAATCTAGACACCCGGGACTTTACGCTGAATCTCCTCGTAGCAAGTAAGGGCATCGAGAAGGAAGCAAAAGACATCGAGCGCCAACGGAGGACACTCAACCGTGGCCGATGAAGAAATTGAAATACCAGTTCTAGTAAAGACCCCCGGCACGCCGGACGGATCCGTCTCGGGCGTTTGGGGATATCGCAACACCTTCAATAAGCTCTACCAGCGCGCAATGCTAAACCCGTGGGTTCTGGCCGTCGTCGCCATCTTCTACGGGGGCGCCAAGGCCGTCTTCGCGTGGCGGGCACAGGAAAAGGCGGTTAATTCCCTGAACCAAGCCCTAATGACCCAAGGGCTTTACTCCAAAGAGCTATCCAAGTCCTATCAAGACATAGCGCGCGCCGTTCAAACCGAGACGGCGTTCTCCGATGAGGAGGTAATTGCAGCGCAGGCGGCCCTCCAAAACTACTTAGGCGATAAAGAAATTTCCAAGGATATGTTGATGCGCATAGCGGACTTCGCCACCGCTAACGGCATGGAGCTTAGCGCCGCCGCCAATCTTATTGGTAAGTCGGTTGCTAGCGATTCAAACGCGCTTGGCCGATACGGCATTTCGATTGAGGAAGGACTTTCCAAGAGCCAGAAACTTGCCGCCATCATGGGCGAGCTCGACAAACGCTTTCACGGCCAAGCCGCCGCGCACGCGCAGGGGCTTGGGTCGATAGACCAAATGTTCAACGCGCTGAACACGGTCTTGGAGCGCGTGGGACAAAGTATCGCGCCACTTGTTTCTATGTTCGCGTCCCAGCTTGCGCGATCCGCCATCGATTTAATGAACAACCCTATAGTGCAAAAGGGTTTTTCCGAATCGTTGAGCGGTGCGATGGTGGCGGGCAGTTTTATCAAGGCTGCTGTAACGGGCGTGGCTAGCGTGGTGGCCGATCACGCGAAGGTTGTAGCGATGTCTTTCTACGGCACGCTTACCGGGAGGGGTGAGGAGTTTAAAGACCATATTGAAAAGCTCCTGGACAGAACGCTTGAGGTTCCGAAAGAGAAGATGAGCGGGTTTCTTCGCGAACGTGAATTGATTTACGCGACCAAGAAGAATGCCGAAGACGATAGGGAACGATACAGATTAGAGGAGATGCGCCGTCATTATGATGAGATGACTGCAAACAGGGAGGCGGCCGAAAAAACTAAAAACACCTTTTTGGCGGCCAGGAGTCAGAAGGAAATTATTACGGCAATGGCGCGATACGAGCTGCGCAATGATGCCCAGATAAAAAGGTTAAACGAGGATATTGCAAACGAGAAGGACGAGACGGCCCGGCTCGAACTAGAGCTGAAGAAGCGAAAAATCATTTCCGATAAGATCCAACAAAAAGAGGACGAGAATCAAAGCAGGCTGGTGCATTTCCAACACCTAAACAATAAGGCCAATTTAAATATTACGCGCGACGGATTAGACAAATTATCAGACCTCAAAAACTCTAAATACGGCCCGCAAGTTCTAATCGGAAAAGCCGCGAGCATTGCGTCCATTGGGATAAACACCGCTATTGCCATCCCGCTTGCGCTAGCCGCATGCGCCGCAATCCCGCCTCCGGTGGGTGAGATTATTGGGCCGGCCTTCGCGGCCTTTCTGTCGGCCTATGCGGCGGAACAAATAGCAAACATCGCGGGTGTAGACATCGACACCCCGGGAAGAATAGGGGAGACGCCATTCAACTTTGAAGTCGAGCTATCCAAAATAGCCGGGCTTAATTACCGCATAGTTCAATATTTAACCCGAGAAGTCTTTAGTGGTGCTGCTAGCGTTTCGGACAAGGTGGGCGATGCGATAGAGGAATTCATGGGAAACTTTGGCCCCATTGGTGATCTTATCGGGGGAATTGTTGATCTCTACGGTGACGTTATGGCACAGGGTTTTCGGATAGCGGCCTGGATCGCCGATCAATACTTTGGGCTTATAGCCGATATCGTAGAGGGCGTTACCGAATTCATTGCGGGCCTTTTAGTCGATGTCGTTTCTGAAATCGGCAACGCCATTGCCGACATCGCCGATGCACTATTCGGTTGGCTATTCGCGGAGGGCGGAAGCGTAACCCACCCGGGCGGTGTTCCGGTCGTAACACCGCTGCACAAGTCCGGTATCGATATGGGGCTAGATGTCAGTGTTAGAATTCGAGGAGGGGTCATCCCCTCTCATCGCGAAGCTCAACGCATAGCCAAATTCATTCATTCTAATTTGAGGTAACGGTGGCAAAGAACTCGGAAGCGACATTACTGCTTAGGATCAAATCGGTAGGCGATAGCATCCTAGGGAAAACCAAGTCCGCCCTATCCGATATCAAGACCTGGGCCGCGGCTGCCTTTGCCGCCATGACCTCGGGGGCCGCGGTATCGGCCTTTAAAGAAGCGGAGAAGGCCACCAACGCCTTAAACCAATCGCTTATCACTCAAGGGATCTATACCAAGTCGCTATCCGAAGACTACTCGCGCATGGCGAGCGAGCTACAGGCCAAGACTACGTTTGACGACGACGCGATTAAGGCCGCGCAAGCGCAAATGCAGAACTACTTGGGCCAAACGAAGATCACCAAGGAGTTGATGCAGGCTACCCTTGACCTTGCCGCGGCCAAGAAAATAGACCTCGCATCGGCGGCAGATATCGTCGGTAAAAGCATCGGAACCAATACCAATGTGTTAAAGCGCCACGGCGTTGAGGTTGCCGATAACGCATCTAAGTCCGAGAAGTACGCCCAGGTTATCGCGGGTCTTAATCAAAAGTTTGGGGGGCAGGCCGCCGCAGCAGCTCAAGGCCTGGGATCCATCGACCAGATGAAGAATGTCATCGGCGACCTTCTGGAAACGGTCGGCGAAAGATTCGCGCCGTTTATCACCATGGCGGCCCAGGGGATTTCGCGCCTTTCCCAAGACATCATGAACAACAAGCTGGTCTGGGACATCCTGGACCTGTCGCTAGAGATTGTTTCTAAGTCCTTCATCTCACTGAAAATGGTCTTGGGACTCGCTGGGGACTTCATTATCGGGACGCTTTCCACTATCGCGGAAGCCCTTATCGCTTTCGCCACCGCCGACTTTGCCCGGGCGGTGGAAATCCTTAATCACGGATTTGACCAAACAACTAAGAGCATGGCGCAACGCTATATGCAGTTTGAATCCGAGTGGGATGCGATCACCGCCATCCGAGCGAATAAAGACCAAGCCGCTGCGGATGAGGAGGTTAGGCGCAAAAAGGAAACCGAAGACCGCAAAAGGCAAATCGTCATGAGCGCCCAGGAGGCAGAGCAGAAGTTCCTTGAGGCCCGGAGCGAGAAGGAAATTCAAAAGGCGATGGTCGATCAAAAGTTGATGAGCGACCAACACCTAATGGCCTTGAACTGGCGGCTCTACGCAGAGAGTGATCACACGAAAAAGCTCGAGCTCGAGATGGAGAAGCGCAAGTACTTGGACGAGAAGTACAAGGAAGCCGAGGCGGAAAACCAAAAGACCAGCCAAAAAATAATGCGTGCCTTGGGAATTGAGAAGCAAGAGGAGTTCCGCGCCACGATGGACAATATGTCCAACATGCAAAACTCTAAGAATAAGATACTCCAAACTGCCGGCAAGGCCGCGGCCCTGGCAAACATCACCATGAATACCGCGGACGCCGCGACGGGCGCCTACCGCGCGATGGTCGGTATCCCCGTCGTGGGCCCAGGACTCGCCGTCACCGCCGCGACGGCTACCGTAGCGTACGGTGCGGAACAAGCCGCGAACGTCGCGGGAATTCAATTGGCAGAGGGCGGTGTCATTAAGGCCACGCCTGGTGGCGTGCACGCCATCATCGGCGAAGGCGGTAGGGATGAAGTGGTAGTCCCGCTCGAGAACGGTAGAGGAATCGGCGGAACGAAGATTACCCTCATTGCGGAAGGTGGTTTCTTAGGCGACTCCACACAGGCCAAGGAATTCGCGCTCGCCGTGGACCGGGAGTTATTCAAACTCAGGCAATCAAACGAATCGCTCGCCTTCGATAGGGGGGTTATCTAGTGGAGTTACTGAAACCAAACTACATTGATTCTGATATCGCGTTCGTCGTGAACTCCTCCACACTTCTAGCCGATTACGTGATGAATCCCGACCCTACGTTCCAGTTCGTAAGCGAGGGCTTCAACAACGATCTAACCACCGTATCAATGCGCATCAACTTCCTAGAGACGCTCACCGTCTCGCGCATCGGGCTCATCGGGATGAACCTGAAAGATTTCACCATCTTCTACAACGGTGCCACGGCCAACACGTTTGCACTTACCTCCACGGGAGCCACCACAGTTAGCTCCTGGTCATCCAATAGCGAAACCGGAATGTTTCTGCACTGCACACCCGTCGCGTGCACGTCGGTCACTATCGACATGAAAAAGACGATTACCGCCGATGCGGAGAAAGCTTTGGGCTATTTCGTCCTGTCCCAAGAGCGGCTGTCCTTCGACCGCATTCCAGCCGCAAAGAACTATTCCCCCATCGTGAACACCGAAGAGGTTGTTCACAAACTCTCGGACGGGAACACCAGGATTCAACGCATCTCGGATAAGTGGAGCTTCAATATTAAGCTCGAGTACATCTCCGAAACGATGCGCAATTCCCTAAAGGGGATTTACGATTTGCACGAGGGCCACATCTTCGTTCCGTTTGGAACTACGACATCGTGGGATAAAATCATGGTCCCCGTCGTGTGGCCCAGCCCTTTTGAGTTTTACCGATTCAGCGACAATGCCGTAGGAGCAGGATTCGAGGGGTCAATTACCCTCCTTGAAACGACGCCGTAAATGGGAACCATCTACTCCGAAATTAAGAACCCGCGCGGGAGAGTTTTTAAGAAGCTCTATATTAAGCGCAGGCTCGCCTCAACCGGGCTTTTTGAAACGGACTGGCAGGAGATTACCGAGGACGTAAAATCCTGGGGCTCTATCTCAAAATCAATCGATCATGTCCGCTATAGTCGTGTCCGATTCTCCGATGTCGGCATCGTCATGGGTAACGACTACGGCAGGTACAACCCCGAGGATGACGAGTCGTCGCTTTGGTTCGGCTACGCATCTCAACAGCGCACACTTCTTAAAATCGAAGCGGGCTTTATCCACCAAACGCTTGGCGCGGACCTTATCTATACGAACACCCTATTGCCGTCCGATCCGACCGTATTCATCGGCGTTATCCAGGGCGATATATCGATTAGCGATTCCAATGAAATTGCGTTGCCAGTAAAGCCACTGCTCCAAGTGTTCCGCGACTTCTCGACGAGAAACCTAACCGGCCTTACCACAACCGGAATGACGGCCGCGCAATTCATCGCGTGCCTTCGGGACCAGACGGACGGTAGTAGCAATTATATTTTCCGCCCATTCTTCGGCGACACCACGTCTAATTGGGAGTATACGAGCTCCTCCATTGTCTATAAGGACATCAGCTCCAATTTCCAATCTGCCCAACCCACCGACACCAGCACATCTTTGATTCAAAACGATTTCCTGGACATGAACGTTTGGGACGTTATCGAGCGCTTGGCCGAGGCGGAAAACCAAATCCCCTACATCACGCGCACGGGAAAGTTTAGGTTTGTCCCAAGGAGCGCCAACACCTCTACCGCACAATATGGATTCTTTGGCCGCGGATATCCCAGCGGTCAAATCGGGACCACGATCAAGAAGGTGAACGGCTACAAGAAAAAGATTTCGGACTTCTACTCCCGCGTCGAAGTTAAGTGGAATGACATTGCGACATCCACCGCCGTAGTCGCCACCCAATCCGCTATGGTGGTTGGAAATAACACCGCGTGGAACTACGGGCACCGGACCTATTCGATTGATAACCCCTGGGTTGCAACCATCACATCGGCGCAGGCAATCGCGAGCGCAATCTTTGAGGCGGCCTCCTCAATCCCTAACGAGATAGACTTTTCCACGAGCTTCGTGCCGCACCTAGAGGTGTTGGATTTGGTGGCGGTGAACTACCTATCTAGCGAGGCGGACGGAAGTAACTACTGGGATTTAAACGATTGGGCCGAGGATACCGTCACGGCAAACGATTCCGATTTAATATGGTCTAGGGGAGACGCCTTAGATTTTCAGGGTGATGAGTTTAAACTCACCTCGATCACCATCAATTTAGACAGCCTGGAATGCCGCTTCGTTGGATTGAAAACGGGCGGCGTAAGCTCGAACTTCGGCGGCAACACGGTCGGTTCCGCCATCGTGGGCGAAGCGATACTTGGATAGGAGAACTAATGCTTAAACATTTTCTGCTCGTCTTTCTCTTCTGCCTCTCGGCGGTGGCGGACACTAACACGCTCACCGACAAGGTTACGGGGGAGACGATCACCCAGAGCTTCTTCAACGACATCCATGATGCGTTGAGCGGGACGGTGGTGCCGAGGAATTCTTCCGGGGTTCCGACGACGGGTGGCGGGGATCTTGGGAGTTCAACTTATCGGTGGGGAACGATCTACGGCGCTGCGGGGGATCTCTCTGGGCTGCAGACATGGAGTCTGGCAAGGACTAGCACCTACGGTTCTAGTTACCACTCTATTGCCGGAAACATAAGGTTAGCGACGAATACAATTATCGGAGCGTCCGGTGGTGGTTACCCGTACATTGGCTATAACGTTCGCGCGACATCGACCACAAATCAATACCAATACGACGCGAATGATTCCGCCGCCTTACTTCAGTTCGGAACCGGCGCGGCGGCCGGATTCTATTTCAAGTATGCGGGCTCTGGAACCGCTGGCAATACGATGTCTGATTCTACCTACGGCTCAATCAATAGCTCGGGCCTTTGGACTATTGGCGCGAGTGGCGGGACGCAGACGCACGCGGTAAACGGTCAAATGACCTGGACCGGTGTCCTAGGAATTCCGGACGGAGCTTTCTCTGCGGCGGGCCTCGCGATCTACTTTACCGGGGACACGGATACCGGCATCTACCGATCCGGCTCCGGTATCGTGCAGTTTATTTCGAACGGAAGCGGCGTCGGTAACTTTGGCCCGGGCGGATGGGACCTTAAAGGAACTACAACGAACGATAGCGCTGCCACTGGTGATATCGGCGAGTATATGAGCGACACGCAATCCGCCGCCACGAACGTTCCCAACGCCACGGCGCAATTCGGTGACACTGATTGCCAGCTCTCCATAACTGCGGGAGATTGGGATCTGACTGGAACGGTAACGTATACTTTAAACGGCTCTACCCCGACACAATTTTTCAAGGCGGGAATCTCCTCTACATCTGGTAATTCCGGTAGCGGAATGTCAGAGGGGCACAACCTCGTCTCTGGACCAAACCCCGCGTCGGGAATTAATCCCACACTGACGATCCCTAGCTACCGAGTTAGCGTATCGGGCACGACAACCTATTATCTAAAAACATATAGTCAGTATTCTGCGGGAACGCCGCAGTATTACTGCTCACTAACAGCGCGGAGAGTAAGATGAGCTACTGCATTGTACTCGCAATCTATCTCGGTATGGCCCAATCCCATATGGATGTCCCTGCGAATCACATAAAGATCGCCGAGGGCGGGAAATTTCTCGAGCAGAAATGCGAAGAGGAGAAAAAGAAATCCGAGAAGAAGCTAGGCGAATCCAAACTCGATAAAGCGAAAAAGGAATAGCGATGCCATCTAGCGCAACGATTACCGGTTACAACACGTTTACCGGAAGGACCAGGGCGAAGGCGACGGAGGTGAATGCCAACTTCCAGAACCATAGAGGGCACAACGTTCCCATCAATACCGATACCGCAACGGCGTCGGATAATACGCACGATCTTGGGGCAAGCGATCATCGATGGCGGGAAGCCTATCTCGGTAACTTCCCGAAGGTGAACGGCAATGCGTTCCGGATGAACATATCTGCGGTATTCGACGGCACGGTGCCATGCGATATCGTTTCTCCAATTGGGCAGCTTGGCAGGGTGGCATTTCCAACATCTCGGGATACAGATGTTAGGTTCGACTTCATGGTTCCTTCGGCATTTACCCCGGGGAATAGGGTGGGGCTAGTCCTTCAGGGATACCCAGAGACGACTGGTTCCACTGTGTTTCAAGCAACCGCTAGGCTGCACAAATCCGCCTCGACGAATATCACAGCAAGCAGCACCCCCGCCGCATCTGTTACCAATACTCTAACGATGGCAAACGCTGTCGCAGGGCTATTTACCGAAGATGCGACCCTGAAGCTTACCGATTCTAGCGGATTGATTAATGGGATCACGGTAACGGTCGGAGATGTAATCAGCGTTGGGATTAAGAGGTCCGCCGTAAGCGCGACGGGAGATACGAATACCGGCTATTGGTTTATGACTGGCCTTCAGATCGATTTCGATAATTAAAAAAGGGGGGGGGGATTACATGGAGCATATTTCTGGACCGCTATTTACGATAACGAGCAATATGGCTGGCAGCTTCGCCATCAGCACCACCGGAACACCACTCACGGTTCCGGCGCTTCTGATTACATCCAGAGTAAAATCTGGCCCCGTGTTGATTAGCCTAGTCCCAGATGCCGATACGATGACCGGCGGCTTCGGCGGGACGCTTTTCATCAACGCGCTTAGTGCGGCCGGGGGAGTTATTGGAACGCTATATTTCACAAGAAACGACACCATAGCGGCCGCATTTAATATTGCCGGTGGCGTCAGAAATACCGGCGGCGGCGCGGATGTTCAATTGCCGATTTCTCAATTTCATTTCTGGGATCAGCCAGGGCTTGGATCTTATACCTACGGCGTCAAGATCGTTGGATCGGCCGGTGTTAGCCCGGTGATGGGTATCTATAACTCTAGGATTTCGGTATTCTCTCCCTGATGAATATCGCCCACACGCTCTATCGCCTTAAATATCGCTTTGGTAATCAACTCCCACTCCGAGTTCCGGTAGATGTATCGCTGGAGCTTTCTTCGGCCTGTAACCAAGTTTGCACTTATTGTTATCATGCGGACCCAAAAAACCTTCCTTTCAAACGCGGCATGATGCCCTATGAAATCGCCATCAAAATTATCGACGAGGCGGCGGACCTGGGTGTCAACAGCCTGAAATTCAACTGGAAGGGTGAGAGCACGCTCCACCCCGACTTCAAAGCGATTACCACCTACGCGCGTATGCGCGCGCGAGGCGGCACGTTTATCGATAGGCTCACCAACTCCAACTTTAAATTTCCCACCGAACGCGAGGATATTTTCGAGGGACTTTGCAACCAGACTAAAGTAAAAGTGTCCTTCGACTCATTCGATAAAAAAGTATTTGAGACGCAGAGAGCGGGCGGAATATGGGATTTAACCTACCAGAATTTACGGAAGTTTCACGATCACCCAAGCCGGAAGAACACGGAGCTGGTAATTCAGGCCGTAAGGACAAACCTAAACAAAGACGAAGACATAGCGGGAAGGGCGGCAAGGGAATTCCCCGACGCCAAAATTAGCATCCGCGACATGGTGGCAGGTCGCGTGGAGAAGGACGTGACCGCGCTCGAGAACAAGTCCCGCGACTTATCGGAGCGGCAAAGCTGCCTGCAGGCACATGTGAGACTTATCTTTAATCACGAGGGAAAGGCCGCGCCCTGTTGCCCGTCGATTAAAGAGGATTTGATCCTAGGCGACATCCGGATTCAATCGATGCGCGACATCTTTAACGGCGAATTGGCCAGGCAGCTTCGCAAAGACTTAAAGTCCGGTAAGGCGTTCGAGCAGGATCCGTGCAAGACGTGCTCTAGTTTCGAGTCCTACAAAGGTTACGTCCCCACCTGGAATTCCTAATTTCCGCTGGATGTTTGTCCCGTTCTGCTGAACAATATCCTCGAATAGGAACGAACGGGTCTTGCCTCACACAGTGTCATAATTGATTAAAAAGAAAATTGGTATTGTCGGCTACGGCTACGTGGGCCGAGCTATGTTCAAGTTCTTCGAGCGGCATTACGATGTAATCTTCCATGACCCACACGTAGATGGTTCATCCTCCGTCGAGGAAATCAACCTATGCGATCTCGCGGTGGTTTGCGTTCCCACTCCAACCTTTATCGATGGAGAGTGTGCAGGGCATTGTGACACCTCTATTGTGGAACATTCTCTCGCGTGGATCGAAACCCCGCTTATTCTCCTAAAATCCACCGTCCCCGTTGGTTTTACCGACCGGATGCGCGTTGCCCTGGATAAGCGCATCGTATTCTCGCCCGAGTATTGTGGGGAATCCTCCTACTGGACGCCCTACAAATTCCACGCCGACATCAAGGAGACGCCGTTCTTCATCTTTGGCGGCCATCACAGGGACACGTCGGCAATGGTGGACTACTTCCTACCCGTTACAGGCCCGGTAAAGACCTACCGACAAACCACGGCACGCGCCGCGGAACTAGCCAAGTACATGGAGAATAGTTTCTACGCGACGAAGATTGCTTTCTGCTACGAATTCGCGGAAATCGCCAACACGCTCCTCGTAGACTTCAACGAAGTAAGAGAGCTGTGGCTACTCGACCCACGTATCAACCCGATGCACACGGCGGTATTCCACCAAAATCAAAGGCCATTCTCGGGCAAGTGTTTGCCTAAAGACCTCGCCGCCATCTGCGAGAGAAGCGAGGAGAACGGATACGACCCGAAGCTATTGCGCGAAGTGCAGAACACGAACGAACGAATAGCCGGAATTCGTGCGGTGAGGGGGATTAAGTGATCCACCTCGTCACGGGAGGGTTGGGATTTATCGGTTCCCACCTGGTTAAGGCCCTCCATGCGCGCGGGCGAAAGGTGAGGGTCTTAGACAACTTCCGCACTGGCTCGACAAGCAGCCTCGACTCTTCCAAGTACGATCTATGTATCGGCGATATCTGCATGGAGCGCGATGTAAGAAACGCGATGGATGGCGTGAGCCACGTCTACCATCTAGCGGCCGAGGTATCGGTAGTAGAGTCCTTCAGCGAACCAAAGAAGACGGTCGAGGTGAACATCAACGGAACCCTCAACGTGATTCGGGCCGCTATCGAACACAAGGTTGAGCGATTCGTATTCGCATCGTCCACCGCAGCATCCTCACCAGTAAATTTCTATGGGCTTACCAAATCGACGGGCGAGAAAATGCTAAGGCTGTATCAGGAGCAATTACCCTTTACGGCGCTTCGATTCTTTAACGTGTTTGGTCCAGCCCAGTCCGTGGCCGGCGGATACTCTGCGGTGATTCCGGCCTTTATCAACGCGCTATTAAGGGGCGAGCAGCCTAAGATTTACGGCGACGGCAAACAGAAGCGGGACTTTGTTTACGTCAACACCGTGGTGCGTGCGCTCATGAACGCGGCCCTATTTAAAGACGCCATCGGCAAGGTGGTTGATGTGGGGTCCGGCGAAAGTCGCTCGGTTCTGGAGCTATTGGCCGAGGTGTCTAGGGTTGTGGGCGTTGACGCCAACCCGCGGTTTCTTCCCGCGCGTCCAGGGGACGTATCTAACTCGGTTGCGCAAACCAGGGAAATGGAATGGTGCGTGGGTGTGACCGCTACCGACGATAGGTTTACTGAATCGTTAAGCCAAACCGTAGACTACTACCGGGGGAAAAGATGAAGGCTGGAATTGTAATTTGTAGCCGCCTCTCCTCGTCGCGCATTCCCCAAAAGGCCATCCACCCCTTGAACGGCATCCCGCTAATTAATCATCTTGTGGGACGACTTATCGCGGCCGATTTGCCAATCATTTTGGCCGTCCCAGAGTTCGAGGCAGCCCGATACGTCGAGGTATTGGGTGATCTCTCTCGTTACGTCCACTTCTACACCGGAGCGGAGTTGGATCCACTTAACCGGATGGCGGAGGCGGCGGACGCTCACTCGCTCGATGTCGTGGTTCGTATCACGCATGACAAAATCTTCGTTGATCCTGCTGAACTGCTGCACGTTCTGTCTATCTACCGGGAATCCTCCCTTGATTATCTTTACTCCTCGAGCTTTGTTCCCGGTACAGGGTTCGAGGTAATTCGCACGGAGAAACTGAAAGAGGCTGCGGAAAAGTTTAAGAACGTTGAACACATCAGCTACGCCATCCACGCCGTGACAGAGCGAAAAACCGATCTGGATATGGGACACCGGAACACGCCTCACCGGCTACTCGTCGATTACCCGGAGGATATCTGGGTAATTGAAAAAGTGCTCCAACACCTAGGGAACGATTGCTTGCTTGGGGATGTGTTGGCGCACCTTAACAAAAACCCTGATATCTCCTCCGTGAATAGACTGCCGATACTATCCATCTATACCTGCGCGTTTAATGCGAAGGATTGGATCGCCCGCGCAATGGAAAGCGTATCGTGGCAAAAGAATTTCTGGTCCTATGAGTATATTCTTATCGACGATTGTTCAACAGACTCGACGCCTGAAATAATCGGAAGATTCGCCGACCGCCTGCCTAACGTTCACTGGAAACGAAACGATCACAACCTGGGACTCGCGAGCTCCTCCAACGTAGCCCTTGGGATGGCGCGTGGAAAATACATCCTTCGCCTCGATGCCGATGACTACCTCTGCAAGGAAGACGTACTCTGGGACATGGTGCAAGCGATGGAGAACTCCTCCTTCGACGCGCTTTATCCTGACCACTACCTAGGGACACTTACCAAGATTGAGAAGGGGAACGTAAACCACCACGTCGGCGGGGCTATCTTTCGCACCCGCGCGATGAATCACATGAAGTTTACCGATGGGCTTAGAGGATTCGAGGGCCTGGACCTCTTCGCGAGGGCAAAGACCCAATTGCGCATCGGCTACTACGACAAGCCCACGTTCTTCTACCGACAGCACGACGCCTCGTTATCGAAGCAGAACCCTGAGCTAAGGCAAATCATCAAAGAAGAGATCGAGAGAAAGCATGGCGCGTAAGCCGGACCCAATCGACATCATCCAACTCTGGGTTAAGGGCAACCACCGGGAGTGGAATGCGTTTCTAACCGCGTGCTACCGCGCGAGGGATTTAAATAAGTTGGCCCACACCCGAAAGCGGCTACAGGCCGGAATGGCGGAGGTGGCGAAGAAGAAACTAAACAGCGACAAGCTGATTCTTTTTTTCATCCGCCTACAAAAGTCCATCGAAGACACGATGACTAAAATCATGAAAGCGAACGAGCCCAATCCTTGCGACAACCCCATGAAAGCCGCAGGCAGGCTAGACATGAAGGGCGAGAAAAAACGACGTGAGGAACGCCTAGAACGATTCCTCAAGAAAACGGGATATTGATGCTAATTGCCGAGATTTCTAACGCCCATTTCGGGAACCTGGACAAGGCGAAGCTAATGATCCGCATGGCCCACAACGCGGGCGCAGACCTTATTAAGGGACAAGCCTTTAGACCGTGGCTTATCTACGGCGGTAGCATGCCGATGAACTTTTACGAGGAGGCTGCGTTCAATGAGGAAGAATACGTTGAGCTCATCCATTACGCCCGCGACTTGGGCAACGATTTGTTCTATTCCATTTTCTCCGACGACTTTAAGGAACTAGAAAGCATCCAGACCTGGCACAAAATAACGGGAAGCCAATCCAAAAACGGGGTTAAGAAACCAGACTCCGAGTCTCTAATCGTTTCGCTTCCGGCCCACTACGACGTGCCGAAATACGAGAAGGCTACCATCCTGCACGTCGGAGAGTATCTCTCGAGCGACCCTCAGCTATGGAATATTGAGCGTATATCGGAAAAGCTTGGGCGCGCTGCTGGCTATAGCGACCACACGATAGGGATCAAGGAATGCATCCGGGCGCACAAAGACTTTGGCGCCGTCATTATCGAGAAACACTTTTGTCTAACGAAAAACGAGGAATTCGAGGGTGTCGTATACCGCGATACGGTATTCGGTTCGACGCCAAAGGAATTTGAAAAACTAGCTGGGGAGCTACAACGATGAGCGAAGTCTATTGCGTAATTTGCGGGAACAAAGAAGGTTGGGTCAACGTCGATGAATATCGATTTAAGCCACAGAACATGTGCATGTGCCCCAAATGCGGCATGGTGACTTACCCGGATATCATCGCAAAATCAGACGAGCTCAAAGAGTTCTACCGCAAGGAATACCGGCCAGGTCCCAGCGTCAATAACGACTATACCGGACAGCGAAAGCTCCACTACCATGCCCATTTTCTGGACGACGTTTTTTCTAAGTGGGTAAAGGAAGGCAAAAAGCCCGAGGTGTTCGAGGTGGGCGCCGCCTATGGTTTATTTCTCAAAATGGTAAGAGACGCGGTGCCAGGCGCCGTTGTGGGCGGTACGGAGCTAACCACGTCCTTTCGCAACGTCGCGTGGAATATTAATAAGATTCGTCTCGTGGAGGAATTTGACGACTCTAAGAAATACGACCTTATCGCCTCCTACAAAGTCGCGGAGCACATCCCGTTTATCGATAAAGAGATTCGACGCTATGCTCTCGCCCTGAAGGATGACGGGCATCTCTACATATCGGTACCGACCTGGTTTCACACCATGACCAACTTCGGGGCCGGTGGCTTCGACATCGAGTCGTATTACGACACGAATCACATTAACGTTTGGACGCGCCCGCTATTTGAGACGCTGCTTAAAAAATGCGGGCTCGAGGTCGTGAAGGTGAATTACGTCTACTACGACGCCACCTATCTATGTAAGCGCAACGATGAACTGATGAAAGCGGAACCAAAACACGAAGACCCCACCACGATCTTAAGCCACCTATCCAACATCAAAAAGGCGGCGCTCGCTATGGACGACGGCAAGCCCGAGGAGGCGATTAAACACTTTGCGGCTTTCCCTAGTGCCGTCATCGCCAGCTACGAAAAGAACCGCGGAAGCTGGGACAAGCGTGGCTTTGAAGCGATTGAGGGTGAGCTTGTCCCCGCCATGCGCAAGGCGTGCCCCGAGTCGATAGAGGTGCTGTTTTTGTGCGCGGACATCTACATGCGCTACGACCGATTTGAAAAGGCGCTAGAATATCTACAGGAGTGTTTGCGTAGTAAGCCGGAAGACCCGGGCACGTTGATGGCTGTAGGGCACTGTTACCGGGCTATTGCGGCTAGAAGCAAGTCTCCGGAGGATGCCACCAAGCTGTACACCCAGGCTATGAAGGCGATGCAACACCTTAGAATGGTGTCGCTACAATTTACCGCCGATGCCACGACCTGGATGTACGCTGATGCGGCGAAAATACCCATAGAGGAGGCGCATGGTTAACTTCCTATTCGGCGTGTTCCTAGTTGGGTTTTATTTTTCCCTTATCATAATCGCCGTCCCGTCCCACGAATTGAAAGAGCACTTGTTCCCAATACTTGCCACATCGCTTGCGGCCCTAATCTGGGCCCTTAAAAAACCGTGTTAAACTTTTAAGCACGTAGCTCGCGCTCGTCCAAAAACACTTTAAGGAAATTTGAGAATGCCAGAATGGGTACCCTACGCGTTAGGCGGGGCGGGTGTGATTATTTCCCTGCTGGTTGGAATGGTCGCCTTTTTTTTGAAGGACATCTATCGCGACACCAAGCAGACCTTCGGCATTGTGACCGTTCTACAAAGCGAGTGGAACCAGGCCAAGGAAGACCTAAAAAGGGCGCGCGAGTGCTACACGGAAATCCAGCTTTTAAAGATTGATTTTGAGCGGTTCAAGAAACCAAACGGGAGTGGTCGCTATCACGACCGTTCCTAATCCAGGAGATGAAGCATGGAAAAGCCCTACGATCTAAACTCCCTAATCGAGAAACTTAAAGGCCGCGGCCTCGACATGGCCGAAGAGGGTGCCAAGGCCGTAATCGAGGAATCGCTTGCGTGGTTTGAGGCGTCGGCGAAGCTTTCCGCCACCCCCTTTGATGACGTTGCCCTTGTCGTCGTCCCGCAATTGAAAAAGGCCGCGCTGGAATTGGCCGACAAAATCGACGGCCAAGTGGGGTGACTACTAAGCCATTTTGGAAATCCTGGACGATCCTAGTGAACCTGGCGGTTCTCATCGCCGCCAGGTTCTTTCCAGGGTTGTCGGAAGAAATCTGCAAAAGCCCGGAGCTGACCGTTGAAGTTCTAGCACTCATTAATCTCCTCCTCCGGTTCAAGAGCAGGGAGGCCATCGATGCCAGACACAATTGATACGGTTAAAGAACTCCTGTGGGACACCCTAATCGAGGGAGTTCTCTCCTCGCTCCTCGGCGGATTGCCCGGATTCCTGAGCGCGATGATCATCGGAGTGGTCACCGTGTTCACCGATAAGATTTACGCGGCATTAGCCCTCATCGTCGATCTCCGGGCTATCGTCTTCAAGGTCGAGGGGCATCGGATCGAATACGACCGCGCGAGCATGAAACTAAAACTAGTGGCTAGAGAGAAGGGGAAAGACTCCCCGGAATACAAGGCGGCAAGAAATGAAAACAAGAAAGCTTTGGCTAGGCTTGTGCACTTTGACATTGCTGGTTAGTGCCTGCGACGAGACGGGGACGACCGTGCCGAATATCCCTATCTGCTCCGTAGCCGGCAATCTCGGGCACGGTGGTGATTGCGCCTATACCCTCTCGGATGAGCAATACGAAATGGATGTCGATCAGTTCCTCGACTTCCTAGAGCCGCAAGAGGCGAAGCCAAATCCGTTGAAGCCGGGAGAGATGATTCCCGAGCGCGGTGCCGCCGTATGCATGTCCACGGATAGTTGGGCGAAGCTCAAAACATTTTCGGAACAAGCGTGCAGAATTCTGGGTTCGAAATGCACCAAGGAAGTGCAGCAGCAGCTACAACAAATGTCCGCCCGGATGACGAGATTACAGCGCAGGGTGGCCGGCAAGAAGATTATCCGGCCCATTCTCAAACCATAACCAAAGGGGTCCACTTGAATAGAGTCCTATTGGTATTAGCGATTTGCTTAGCTTTATCGGCGATAAAGTCGTTTGGTTGCGAGCCGGGCAACCCCACGTTGAACTGCCACGATCCGCTTTACGTGGAGGTGCAGGGCAATGGTGTCTATACGGTCGCCCAAGAAAACGATGTGTCGAACCGGGTTAAGGCCCTTCAAAACGCGTGGCTTCGCGGCGGCATGAAGAAGATTGCTTACGACGTAGATCGTTCTTTAGACGGGGTTATGAGAATCGCCATCAGAAACCTGCGCCATCACGGCTATCGTTTCGAGGCCACGGAAATGGAAATCGGATGGGAGCAACACCGCGGGGAAGTGTCGCGGCTGCTATCGGATAGGTCAGACCGCAAAATCACGGACTTCGAACCGCTCAGCCAGTTTTTAGCTACGGCCTTCTGGAAGCTCCACGAGACTTTAGGGGACACCATCGTAAGGGCTCTCCACCTGGACCTGATACTCACGTTCAATTTTACGATTAAATATGTCTTCTCATTCATGTGCGACCACCCAGAACAGGAATTTTACTGGCACTTTGTGGGAGATGATCCGTCGCTTCCATTAGCTTGGAAGGGCCTGGCCCCCGCCACAACCTATGTTCTCGTGGCAATGGGTTGCAACCTGGCCACCTTCGGCGCCGGAATTTATTGGCTGTGCGGGCCGCTAGCGTATTTGGCAGAACTTTCTATGACGAGGTGGGGGGCGCCATATCTTTCGCCGAAAGTGTTCAACGCCGTTTGTTCAAAATAAGAATTCACCCATGAATGGGCTGGAGGCGGGGGAGTTTCATCAGGGGGGACGCCCCCGCCGAAGGCTCACAACGATATGAAAGAGATCATCGAGAAAATCAGCGCGGCCCACGGAGTAGATTCCACCCTCGTCATCGCGATCATCCATGTCGAGAGCTCTCTGAAGAGTAAAACTTGCCGCTATGAGCCCGGATATCAATGGTTGGTTGACGTCGATTTCTGGGCGAAGAAGCAAGGATTCTCTTCCGCCACGGAGGAAGCTCTCCAGAAGTTCTCTTGGGGGCCGATGCATATCATGGGCGCCACCGCGCGGGACCACGGGTTTGACGGATTCATCCCCGATCTTTGCCAGCCGGAATTGGGAATCGAGTTCGGAGTTCGCCACCTAAAATCCCAACTCAAACGCTACAAGGGCAACGTGCTGGAAGCTATCTCGTCCTATAACGCCGGTCGAGAGATGTGTGACCTAACCGGATGCGAGGACGAGAAATACGTCATGAAGGTGGTCAATTGGATGCGAAAGAAATAACTCCGAAGTCCCAAACGGAGCGCATCCCCTCGGGCGACCTAAACTATTTGGTGTGCATTAATTGCTGTGAACGCCTCGTGTGGCGACCCGGTGAGGACGGATTAACCCTCGTCGCCTGGTGCACCTGTAAGCAGGTCTATACCGCAAGGCCACTGCACCATCGAAGAATGTTCCTGTTCAGGATGAAGAAGGCCGACATGATGAACGTGAGGATGATTAGCGACGGGATAACTTTTAAGAAATGAAAGTTTGGCGGGCACGGTGCCCGTCAGTTTGTTGGAGATGTTTGCGACGAAGATCACAAAAGCCCGGCAATGGCGCTGGGCTTTTGTATTATTGGCACTCCATCTCAAGCGCCTTGGGGGCGCCGTTCATCCAGAATTTCATGACCGCCCTTTTCGCCCGCATCTCGCCCGGACACTCAATCGCGGTATCGACGGTATCGCGCATCTCGACGCGGACAAGTTGGCCAACGTGGTCTACGACGGCACCGCAGGAGGTGAGGAGGAGGGCTAAGGTAAAAAGTTTTATCTTACGCATTTTTTCGTTTCCAATACACGAGTAACCTGCCGATGCCGACCGACCACCCCAAGTGCGTGCGCTTCAACCCGCGCAGGAAGTGGTTATGCTCCAGGAATTGCTTCGGCCACAAGCCAAAGTAAAGGCGGCCTAACCTCACGGCGTTTCCCTCATGCGCTTTTCAAACTCTGAAAGCGACACCCCGAAAAAATCCAATAGGCGTATAGCGGTCACAAAAGAAAACCCCCGATAAAGTCCGTGCTTCATTCGGTGGAGGTAGCAATTACTCAACCCAGACATCCTAGCCAAATCGTTATAGCTCGCCTTTGGGTGACTCTCCATCCAGTCGATAAGCATTCCGCGCAGTAGTTCATTACACTTTGCGCGAGCTTCACCCTTTTGACTCACCTCTCCCCCGTTACTTTATTTATCTTCTCCAGCGCGGCGCGGGCTGGTTGCTTAAATTCTTCTAGCGGAAGATTTTCCAGGTCTTCGTTCGTCATTGCCTCATACTTCTCCAACGCCTCGACCGCGAGCCTTAGGGCGGCACCGCGCTTTTCAGCCATCTCTAAAACCTTCTCACATTCGACAAGATGGGCTTTCAGGGCGGATAGCTCGGCGTTGAATGGGGCGGCTTTGGCGGAAAGCTCTTGCTCAAGAATTGGGTTAAGTAACTCAATGGCACGCCCACAAGAAATTTCCGCGTTCTGTAAACGCTGAAAAATACCATTCGTGTTGGAGTGGTTTAGCACTCGCGTGAATTCCAGCTTCATTTTGTGGGCTCCTTCACCATCGGTTCGGGGTTGTTTTAATTTCTTTCACTTCGTCGGCAGGGATGTATGTTTTCTTATCCCACTCGTCGGAAACAACGACAAAACCGGGAACAAAATCAATGTTCTTGGTGTAACTTCCGCCGGGCCTGCCCTCGTGAAGAAATTTCTTAACTGTCCCATCTTTCATTACCAGCTCGATATTCACCCCTTCTCCCCCTCACTCGTTTCACTCGCGGCGAAATAGAAGCTAGCGTGCGCCCCGGTATTATAAGCACAACAACCGCACCCGGTTGATTCGCCTTCAGCATCGCCCGCGGTCGCTGGCTTCTCGCCACGCCAGTCTTTTTTGTAAAATTTAAGTGCCTCCTCCGCCGCCCTGAGACGTTCGATAAGCGGGCCGATGGAAGCTACTGCCTGGCCGTAATAAACGTTCGGCTCTTTAAGCAGCGCCTCCAGCTTTTTCAATTCCTCATCCGATATCATCGGGGCTCCTTGATCATCCTGTAGATGTCGGCCGCAATCCACCCCAACCCGAAACCAGCAATACAAAAAATCAACTTGATAACCCACACAGGTATTTCTTGCTCCATTACGTTCCTCCAAAATTATCGCGGGCGGGACTCACTTGATGCCTAGTCGTGACCGCCGAGAGAGTTCCCACCCAATAAAGGGGATGGGTTCGTTATTCCCACCAATCTCGCCGCCGCCCGCGTTTCAGTCGAGCCTATCCATCTCCATGAAAGGCTCGAAGGAAATCTAAACCCTCACCCCATAACCATTCTCAATCAGCCAATCGCTTGCGTCTTTCCCCGCTACGGTGACGTTGGCTACCCATCTACCGTAAGGATCGCGGCCCAAGACATCGACGGCGCAGAATTCCATAGTGCGCATAAATGCCGTCAATGCTTGCGCGGCTTGCTTCGCCTTCTCTTTAATTTGTGGGTCCGGGTCTTTTAGTTCCGGCGTGTTCACCCTCGCGAGTCTTATCACTTGCTGCGTGTACACGTTTAGCCCGTGGTCGATGAGTAGCACGACGGTATCGCCGTCAACGCAGCGGACGTGCTTAGTTTTATATCCGTATTTCAACAGACCTCCTTAAGTTGTTTCTCAACCTCTTCCACCGATTTGGCGGTAAAGGCTATTCCGCCCTCTCGCCTAAACTCCTCGATAAACTTCTCCTGTTCGGGGCTCACTCTCCCGCCCGGCGCTTTTACTTCGATGGCCAAGGGCTTGCCGCGAAAGATGCCCATCAAATCGCAGATGCCGCGTTTGATGTGGCGGGAGCGGTACTTGCCGGGGTTCTGTACCTGAATCCAAAAGAAGATGCGATGGAGTTCGAGCCACTGGCAGATCTGCGTTTTGATTGTTTGCTCGGGGGTCATGGGCGGGCCTCAATAATCACAACAGTCAGCCCAAACGGTGGCCTATCTCCTTTTGGCGGAACGTGCCTATCTATGGGCCACCCAAACCGGGGGCGGCCGGCGAGGTTAATTGTTGTGACCCCACGCCCCCGATCCCTTACGGGCTCAATCCAGCTTTGCCACCACCTTTGTTCGCTTCGGTTATTGGGCAAAAGCATTACAACCTTCGCACAGCCCCGCGATTTTCTGGTTTCTAAAAACGCTTTTTCCACCCACGCGCCAATATTTGAGTAAGGGGGATTGCACCAAACAACCTCGCCCCGCCACGACTGCACTAAACCATCTGACTTGAGGTCAAAAAACTTAGCGCACCTTGTGTTTCTTTCCGATGCGGCTACATCAAGGGTGAAGCCGTGGGTTGAGTGCAACGGTAAATAAATCTCATCGGGGGTGATTCTTTCATCTACGCCGTGGTCTGGTCCGCGCTTTCGCGTTTGTTGGGGATGATTTTTGGACCTAAAACCAACCAAACTCATTCCCCCACCTCAAACCCCAACGCGTGGGCAAAACTTACAAAAACAGTTCGCGGTAATTGGAGTTTCTGGCTCTCCCATGCCTCCTCCAACTGCTTAAGCGTGATGGTGCGGGTGGGGTGTTCGATCTCCCAATCGTCGGCGAGAATATCGTCTTGGCAAAAGGTCAAAAGGTCGTCGCCATGGAATTTCGCCGGGAACGGCCAGTCCGGCCTTTGAAAAGGCTTCCCACTCTTCACCGCTTCAATGAGGTTCATTTTTTTTACCCAACCAGTTGTAGTTCCCCGTTTCTTTGTCCCAGGTGACTTCAATTAGTGTTCCGGCATCAGCGTGTCGCAACACCCCGTCTATCCAATCATTCGTCGGATATCCCTTCGGGTAATCTCTCGTTACTTGCACGAGCGCGTTCTCCACCGAAGTAAATTGGTTGTGCTCATAGAGCAGTTGCGCTACCCGGTTAAGCTTTCCGTATATTGCGGCGTTAAAAATACTCACCCTCTCCCCCTCACCCTCTCCCATATGGATCACCAGCCGTCGCCGTAGCCGTAGCCGTCGCCGTAGCCGTCGCCGTAGCCGTAGCCGTCGCCGTCGCCGTTGCCGTAGCCGTAGCCGTCGCCGTAGCCGTCGCCGTCGCCGTAGCCGTAGCCGTCGCCGTCGCCATTGCCCGATCCGAACGAGTTATGGCTATCCTCGAATTCGCCCGTTACTTTTCCCATTTATCCTCTCGACACCCGATGGACGCTACAACCGTCATGTAGTGAAACCGCACCACCTCGTCGCCACACGGATCAAGCTTCGTGTTTACGGTAGGGCCATTGCTGGCGATTTCACCCAAACCCTTCGTGGTGCCCCACGCGCGGATAACGGATGCTTTGTGTAGTTCGCACTCGTAACCCCGCCGATAAAGACGACCAACCATTACCCAGCCGCGCTGAAGGATAACGATTTGAAGACCTAAATCTTCTTTTGTGGCGACTCGTTTTGTTTTCGTGTCACCAATGTTCACTTTTTACCTCCAAAATTATTCATCACATCACCATTCCACACGCCATACAAATTCAATTTCGCTTTAAGCATTCTCTTTCCTCCTCCTAATCTCTTTCACCGCCGATTAGTGTCACGATTCTTGAACACCCCGTGAGTCCCCGACCAATCGATCTCGAATCTATCCTTCGGCCCGTCGAGGCATTCTCTTAGAAATAAGTGGCCGCCGCCGATAGACTTATTCTCCGATACGAGCATTTCGGCTCGCGTGCCTTTCTCGCTAGCGCCGCAAACTGAAATCGCGCCTTGGTGGACCACGCAGGAGGTCCAGCGGCAGTTGGGAATTGGTGCCCCCTTCGCGTTCACGCAGAGCACGACCGCGATGAAGACGAGGATTGTTAAAACCATCATGTAAATAAATTCGTTGGTTGGCTTGGCTTCGTCGGTCATTTTTTCCCCGAATATTTCTTGTTCATCTTTCTAACCCACATAAAAAAGATCGCGCTTACACTGAGTGTTCCGCCGGACAACCGCTCGATGGTTTTCTCTAGCTCAACGTAATCCTTTTTGTCGCAGTACAGGCCGACACGGTGTGAGTCCTGGATTTGGTACTCCATTAACTCTTCTACCAGTTTTTTCAGGTCTATTTCGTCACCCATTAGGCCCCCTTGTGTGGTGTGCTGCGTCTAGTTGACACGGTATACTTACTTGAGTATACCTCTGCTCGGTAGGTTTTCAAGGGGAACGGAGGAAGTATGGCTTTCAAGAAAGCTGAGCGTCGTCAGGCGTATCTAAAGCTAGCCCTAACCGGGCCGTCCGGCGCCGGTAAAACGATGTCGGCCCTCCTAATTGCATCGGGTATGGGGAAGAAGATCGCGTTAATGGACACGGAGAACAAGTCCGCGTCTCTGTACGCAACGGAGTTTGATTTCGACACCTCTGAAATAGATCCCCCCTACACCGTTGAGAAGTACACCCTGGCAATCGACGATGCGGTGAGGGGGGGGTACGATGTCCTGGTTATCGACTCCCTAACCCACGTCTGGAAGGGCACTGGCGGCCTTCTTGAACAAAAGGAGGCCCTAGATGCCCGAGGTCGTGGGAACTCCTATACCAACTGGGCCTCAATCACGAAGGCGCACAACACACTTATCGCAAAGATTTTAAACAGCGACATCCACATCATCGCCACCATGCGGTCAAAGCAGGACTATATCCTGGTCGACAAAGACGGGAAGCAGGTCCCCAAGAAGGTGGGCATGGCCCCCGAGCAGCGCGACGGCATGGAGTACGAGTTCACCGCTGTTTTAGATATGGCGATGAATCACTCTGCCGAGGCGTCCAAGGACAGAACAAGGTTGTTCGATGGGAAGGTTTTTACACCATCCAAAAAAACTGGCGAAGAATTGATGGCGTGGCTTCAAAGCGGCAAGCCGATGGAAAAACCCGTCGCCAACCCAGCGGTAGAGCTCTTACCCAAAGAAGAAATATCATCCGAGTTGGCGGCCCGACGAGCCGATGAGGGCCTGGGCGTAAAAGCTATAAAGGCGGTGACGGAGAAGCAACTCTTTCGCCTTCACGCGATCCGAAAATCTGCCGGCTACGACGAGGATGAGGTTCGGGGTTGGATACACAAAAAGTACGGCATCGACCGCGACGAAGATTTAAAGCGCCACCAATATGACGAGATTTGTAACTACATGCTCAACAACAAAAAGGATCAGCCGAGCATGAATTAGTTTTTCATAGTAACGGGTTCCCCTTCGCCTGCTTCGCACACACTCTTGGGGGGACGTAAGTGGCGCACCACTTGATGACTAGGGTGATGTGCCAGCCCGTTTATCGATGATTTGCGGATTACGATTTTGTAATGTTGAGGCTTGTGGCCGCCAAAAAGTTTTCTTAATGCAGAGAAGGAGAAAGGCCGAAGAAAAAATCACAGTGAGGTGAACCATTGAACTTCAGGACTTTCACGGAGCAGTTTCTCCAGAAGCGGCGAGTCCTAGTCTTATCAAAAGAGATTTCACCTTCCACATTCCACAGCGATTGTATCCGGTTAGAGAAGCTAACCCCCGCGTTCGCTTCATACCGAATAGACGCAATATCCTCACTACACGTCGATAGATTTTTAGATTTCTTAATATTAAACGGAAAGAGCCCGGCCACGAGGAACCGCTACAGGGCGCTTCTTCATACGATCTTTAAATACTCCATCCGTATGGGTGTGTGTACCTTAAACCCGGTGGCGGAAATTCCTATCCTCTCCGAACGCGTGAAAGTTCGGCGCGTGGATTATTGGAAATCCGAACACGAGATAGATGCCTACATCGAACACGCTTACCACTACCGCGAGGTGTTCGGCGTCGGGGCCGCGATCCTTTGCCTGGGCGGTTGTCGTATTAGCGAGCTTCTCGCGCTGAAGTGGGGGGACGTTGAGTGGGACATGGGCTATATCCGCATCCGGCGAATCGTGGAACGGCACACCAACACCATTCACGAACGAACCAAAGGGCAAAAGAGTGGCGGGGAATACCAAATGCTCATGTTCCCAAGGCTTCGGGAACTACTTACCGACTGGATGAAACGCACGCCGTTTAAGCGAGACGAGGATTTCATCATCCGTGATGTAAAGGGCGCGCACCTATCTTACGACGTTTATCACAAGCACCATAACCGCATCATCGCTCGAGCTGGGCTAAAGCGGATTACGCTTCACGATCTGCGCAGGACCTTTGCTTCCGCCGCGGAACGCGCTGGGTTTCACAAAGCTGAGATTGGTGAGCTCTTGGGCCATGAGACTTTATCGGCGACGGAGGCGTACACCAGGGTGGATGTGGGCCATCTCTTAGATAAGGGGAAGCGGGTAAGGTTCGGGACTTAGCGGCCGTAGATTTTGATTTCGGAGAGATAGAGGCTCGGGGTTCCGCCGTATCCGCCCGTTCCGTTGTAGGTCATGTTGAGCCGGACCCAAAGGGCGCAGTCGGTGTTGGTGAGATCGGAGTTGATGATTGCATCTCCGTTCGTAAACGCAGAGGGGCTTACGTTGTGGCTCGTGACCCAGGTGCCGTCGCTACCGTTTGTTGAATCGTCCGAGAATTCGATCACGAGATCGGCCAAGGCGTAAGTGTCGGTGTAATCGTTGTAGAGGCGAATCTCTTTGATGTCTGTTTCCTGCTGAAGCTTGAAGGCGAGCTTTAGCGTATCGCCCACGAGGACCATGCCGGTCGTCATGAACGTTGAGAAGGAATTATCAATCGCGTTGGCCAAGGGGTAACTCGAATGCACGGAAACCGTTCCAGAGCTTGCGGCTTGCGCGATAGTTTGCGCGTTCAAGTGACTGGCCGGGCAGCTCGTGACGGTGGTAGTGACCGGCGGGGACCCACCGGAATTGGAATCCGCGGCTCGCTCGCCGTCTCCGTCATCGTTGGTAACGGGTGCCTCGGGGAGTTGAATTTGACCGCATCCGGCGAGCGCTAGAAGAAAAAACATTAACGCTTTCATAGACTTCATTATAAGGACCAAAAGCGCTGGAATTATGAAGGGGATCGAACAATTAGGATTAGTGTCGTGATATCGAGGGGTTGGGATCGAAGAATCTCGCTAGTCCCCTTTATGTTGGGGGAAATCCTGTTGACTGGACCAACGGTTTGGTCAAAGAATCAAGCCCTAACATTTAACCCCGTTCAAATCCCGGCAAGGACTTGAGCGAGGCAGGGGACCAGCGACATGCTTCAATCTTTAAAGTTTTTTCACCCTCCAATCAACGCGGAAATTTGTGTCCGCGAAAATAAATTAAATAGCTGGGGACGGGATCGAACCGCCGACCAAAGGATTATGATTCCTTTTAAAATCCTTTGGATTACCGCTGCTTCTGGGAGGGCGTGAGAAAATGCCGCACCAGAAAAATGTCTTATCGGTACTCTCCCGAATTTTATTAAATTCATACGGCCCGGATTTCCCCGCCGATGAAGTCGCAATTCTAAGTTTCAAAGCGTTGGACGAGCTCGGGGCCATCAACTGGTTCCGCGTCGATCCCGACGATTCAATGTTTCAAATTGTGGATGGTGCTGAGCCACATGGCCCTTTGGTCCGGACGTTCGCCGGGCAAGACGTGGTGTCTAAGTGAGGTTGCGCCGCAAGATCGCAGCTTACACCAAAGGGTAGATTTTTATTTTGAGGGGTTCACGTTGGGAGTTATCGAATCATGCATACACCTCGTAGCGATTTACCTCGTCACGAGAGCGGTGATCATCTTCACGCTTAGGGATTAGCAGCAACGAACGGTTGTGGTTGGGGGACAACTTGGCGAATCGACTTACTGACACCGAGAAGTGGAAGCGGGAGAACTTTCAAGAGCTCTCTCCAGCTATGAAGCTCGCTTCCTTCTACGTCTACGACAACTGCGACCATTGCGGTATCTGGCACCCGAACTTCACTTTAATGAGCTTCCAGATAAAACTCGAGATACGCCGCGAGGAATTCTTCGAGTGTTTCAAGGATAAGATAGTCCCCCTCCCTAACGGCGCTCTTTGGTTCCCCTCCTTCATCGATTTTCAATACAAGGGCAAGCTCAACCCTAAAAACAAAGCCCACTATGCGGTGATTGAGAAGATGAGGAAGTTTGGGATTGATTTGCTCTCCAACACCAAGGGCCTTGCAAGCCCCTTCGAAGGGGCATCGAAGCCCCCCTTAGAGACCTCCCATGGGAGGTCCAAGGATCAGGATCAGGAGAAGGAGTTGGAGAAGGAAAAGGAAAAGAAGGGGAGTGCAGAGGGGAAACAACAAACCGGCGCACTTCCCGAATTCCAAGACGTATCGGGCTTCGAAATTCTCGACACCGTTTCTCACCGCGGGCAGAACGCGTGGGTGAAAGCGTACGGCGTCGAGCTTATCCGCAGTGAGCTACCCAAAGCGTTCGCGCATTGGGAGAGCGACGACGCCCGAAGGTGGCAAGGCGATGTCGTCAGATTTTTACGCAATTGGTTTAAGAATGCTTCGGAAGGAAAGTTTAAAGCCCCCTCACGCGTGCCAGACATCAATTGGGACAACGTATTCGCGAAAGATGGACCGGAGGGTGTCGATGACGGATGAAGCGTTTAAAACGCATTTAAAACGATTACAGGGGCAATGGCCGAATTCTTACGGCGAGGAACGCGCGAAAATTATTTTTCATGCGTTTAAACACGTAAGTGACATCGACTTCGCCGAAGCGGTGACGGAGTGTATTGCGAACCATCGCGCTGCTCCACTCGTGAAAGAGCTCGACCGCGAGTTGCAGGAAGTGCAGAAGCGTAACGCGTCGGATCGAATCTATCGAGGGTTGGGTGCTGCTGGCGTTGGTGGAGCGATCTCCCAAGCGGCCGCTGCGAATAAGACCGCGGACAAGGAGTTCGTGAAGGCGTGCATGAAGTTGTGGAAGGACTACACAGGAGGCCGCATCAACCATATGCAGTATATGCAGGGTTGCGATTACTTGGACCAGGCGGCGGGATTGTATCGCCGGCCCATTGGGAAAGATGCGGCGGCTGGGATAGATTGAAAAGCGAATTGCTGCGGTGGCGTGGGAAGCTGTCGGTAAGGGTGAGGCGGTACCTAAATAGGGCCGTAGTAATTCCTGAGACTGGAGACACGCTATGAAATAGGACGGGCATTAGTCGGCACCCGCAAGGGCGCGCGTAAAATCCTAGAATCTGGTGTGAGGCCAGCACCGACTTTTGAACCCCGATGCCGGAGTAGCGCCCGGCCCGCAGCTTTATAAGAATGCGGTAAGATCATGGCATGCGCCTATTCGAATTCCACTGTAAGCGATGCGAATCCTACGTCGATTCCGCGGAGCCGGTCGTTATCTGCCCGAATTGCCAGAGTGAGGAAATCACCGTCACCTACTACGAAGAGATGACGATTCGGCGATTAGTTCGTAGAATGGCGGACATTGAGGCGGAATTGAAACGCATCATCGCACTAATCGACGAGGATGATCACGAGGCGACGGATCATTGAGGGAGAAGAGTTACATCAATTGGATCTGCCGGAGTTGTCACTGCTTCAATCTCATCGAACGAACGCATTGCCGACACTGCGGAGGAGATAAACTTGGAAACCACCGCCCAACCCAACCAACCAGTAATTCATTGCCGATACGACCGACTGGTCCCGGTGGGGGAACTACGGCCGTACCCAAAAAATCGGAATGAGCATAGCCCGGAGCAGATAGCACGCCTCGCACTTCTGTTGAGGTATCAAGGAATCCGCGCGCCGATAGTGGTGGCGAGTGATCCGTATTGCTGGATTGCAAAAGGTCACGGCACGCTAGAGGCGATAAAGTTTAACGGGTGGACGCACGCGCCGGTTGTGGACCAGCACTTTGAAAGCGAGGAGCAGCTATACGCGTACGTGCAATCGGACAACGCGATTGCAGAATGGGCTCGGCTGAACATTGAGGGTATCAACGCGGACCTACCCGACCTCGGCCCTGACTTCGATATCGACATGCTGGGGATAAAGGATTTCGTACTCGAGCCGGCGGAAAAGGACGAGCCGGCACCACTAGACTTGTCGGAGCAGTTGTTGGTGGTGGTAGAGTGCCAAACAGAGATTGAGCAACGGGAGATTTTTGAGGAGTTGGTCGGAAGGGGATTAAAATGCAAAGTCATGTCGTAAGACTCACAAGTGAAGTTCCTCTAACTTTCCGCACGCAAAAGGCTGCGGACAGCGTGAATCTTAATATTAAAGAAAAGAGCGTGCACGAGCTCAAAGTGCTCGCTGATTTCGAATCGCCGTTTTCAGTTGGGGTGATTGTCGGATCAAGTGGTAGTGGAAAGACGACACTGGCGAAACAACTCTTTGGTATTGAGGATTACAAATTAGACCTGACTCGCCCAATCATTGAGCAATTTCCCCACGACATGCCTTATGACGAATGCGTTGATGCCCTGACGGGGGTTGGCCTCTCTTCGATCCCTTGTTGGATTCGACCGGCGTACACGCTTTCAAATGGGCAGCGGGCGCGTGCGGAGGCGGCTCTTAGGATTGCCACCGCAAAGCCGGGGGAAACTATAGTTTTCGACGAGTGGACCTCTACTGTGGATCGCACCGTCGCACAAATCATGTCACATCGGCTACAAAAGGCGGTACGGGAAAAGGGGTTGCGTGTTGTGGTCTGCGCCTGTCACCACGACGTGGTGCCGTGGCTAAACGCTGATTGGGTTGTTGATTGCAACACGGCGGAATTCTCAAAAAAAAAAGCCCACGACCAACCATTGAATTTACCGTCCGGGAGTGCGACCGAAAATCCTGGTCGTATTTTAGCAAGTATCACTATTTAAATTCTAATCTGCCGTTTGGGAAAATTTACTGCTTTGGCCTTTTCCGAGGCGACGACCAAATAGGCTTTCAGTGCTTTGCTCACTATTCCCTAAATAAAAGCCGAGAAACACTCGTCCATTCGAACCGGGTGGTGGTTCATCCCGATTACATCGGCGTAGGTCTGGGCATAAAATTGGCCACCGAGGGTGCACGCATAATGCACGAGCGCGGGAAGCGAGTCTGGGCTAAATTCACAAGCCCCGCGATGTATCGCCAGCGCATCGGGCACCCTAACTGGAAATTCCTCGACCAGAAAAGGGTAACAGCAAAAAAGCAGGGCGGATCCTTTCGGGCTGTGACCTGCAAGGCGAGTGACGGGCCGAAAAGCACCGCTCGCCGAAACGAAGTGAAGCTTTGGGGTGTTAAATACTACTGGTTTGAATACGTGCCGACCCAGCGTTGAGCCCCCGCCCAATCCACGGCGGGGGACTTCTCGGCGATCTCAAACGCGAAGCATCTCGGCGTGGTTATAAACACAGAGTTTCGTATTGCTCGCGGCCTATCTATATATCTCACTCTGCGCAGCCTACAGACGAGGTACACACCATGGCGGTAGTGCAGGATCATCACCCGCGGTTTACGTGCATAAACCTCGTGGTAGTACGGGATATCCCGCCTGTACTCCACCCTTTTCACCCCGCTCGCCACCCGCTCGAAAAAGAACTTAGTGGTCGTTAACGTAACTACTCGCATACCAGCCAGAAGCTAGGCGGCCCCAACCAGCCTGGGAAGCGGTTCCTTATTCCTTAGTGAAATCACAGAGATAAACGCTTGATATTACTTGGTAATTTTAAATTGAACCTGCTTCAATATCAATTGTAGCGGCTGTGGCGACTAACGTCGGGGTGGGCCTGATGGGGTGGCCAGAGCCGCCTAAAAACAGAGGAAAAAAACAATGAAATCCGTGTCAAAAAAGACGGTTTCGGCCATCAAAAAGGTACTAAAAAAGCGCCCCGTGGCGGTACGCGTGAAGGTGGCCGACGCGCTCATGCGCAAGGGCATGCCGAAGATTAAGGCGATCCACAAGGCTGGGCTATGGTACCGGCAGTACCTCAAGTTTAAAAAAATAGAATCCCTCAAATCGAAAAAGGTGCCGAGCCCAAGGAGGGCGGCGTGATGAAAACGCGAGCCGAAATTTTTCGCTCGCTATCCTCGCACGCGTGGCTCGGTCGCGTCTACGGGCGATTGAGCCACGCGGAGATTTCACTAGCCGAAAGCTTCCTGGCGAAGTACTCGCATCTCGGTGCCGGGGATTTTGAGCACGAGCTACATCGGATGTGGCTCGATAAGAAAGAAAAACCAAAACACGCTCGAGAGATTTCCGAGTTACTTTGCTGCGCCAACAGCGCATGGAGAAACAAATGAAAACAATGAGCAAGCACACGCCTGGACCGTGGCGACATACTGAATCAGATCGCGGGCGCGCGGGAGTTGCCCATTTTATTGAGGGTGCGGATAGCGACGAAAACGGGGCACTTTGCCAGGCTTTTGGCGCTTGCAGGGCGCCAGAAACGCTTTTGGCGAATATACGCCTACTCGCCGCCGCGCCGACGATGTACGGCCTACTCCGCGAAATAAAGGGATATCTATCCTGCGTCGGCACCGACGAAAACAATGATACTTGTGGCGTGACATTCACCTGTGGTGCTTGTCGCCGAGCGAAAGAAATCGAAGCCGTTCTCGCCAAGGCGGAAGGGCGGGGTGACAAATGACCCGCGCACCTGGTACGGCAAGAAGGTCGGCCTTCCCGTATCACTCGGCGCATATATTCGCATGCTTCTGGAGACGCACCAGGACCGCAAGAAATCTAAACGAAGGGAGTGAGTTGTGCCGAAGACCACAGGCGATAAAGAGGTTTCGATTCATGAGGCGAGGTTGTTTGCGGTCCTTATGAAGTGTGGTGGCGAGTGGTTAACAAGCCAAGAGATTGCCAAGAAATCGAAGGTCGCGGAACGAACTTCAAGAAACCACCTAAAGAAGCTTGCCGAGCTTGGGTTGGTTGAGCGGGTAAAAGTATTCCCTGGGCACCGATATCGAATATCCAAGGTCGAATCTAAGCAAGGGAATGCCGCCCATCTGGCCAAGCTGGAGATGGCCATAAAGGTTTTTGGATTAGGAAGGGAGTAAGTTGTATGAAGAGGCAAAGCCCATTTTGGCTAAGTCACGATAGAGACCGCGCCAAAGAGATTTCCGAGCCCCAAGAACCGACGCTTGAAGAGATGGAGCGCATGCTTAAAACAGGTGAGGCAGTGGTGTTAAGCACGGACTGTATTGACCATGAATGGCTTGCGGAAGGGGGGAATGGATATGAGTAAGCACGCTATTTATATGATTCTCGGAATTTGCATTTCCCTATCAATATCCGCCTGCGCCAAAGTCCAGGCGTCGAACAACCCCAGCGCCGAGCGTGTCTTTACTACTGAGCCCGGTTACGTATGCTTCCTGATTAGGGATGATGAGGGAAAAGGCGTCGGGGGCTCGTGCCATAAGGAGTAGCGATGGGTGACGACAAAAAACCAGTGAAGGTAAGGCTCGCGGAGAAGTGGGTAAGAAGCTTCACTGAGATCACGCTTCCTCCGCCCGACGCGCTAGCGATGGCCTACCTCGCCGGATTCGAGAAGGCGAAATTCCTCTGCGTCGACTTCATATCCCGTTACGCGGATTACCGCAAAGACCCGCCATTCTCCGAGGATGAGGAAGCGGAGTGGCTGAAGAAGATGAAGGCTAGGGCGCCATCGGAGATATTGAAGATGATTGGGGAGCAATCCTGAGCACAAAGCTATTCGGGAAATTTGAAGCCCACCACCACGATACCCACACCATCATCGTTCATAAGGTCTATGAGGAATCCAAGCAGGAGGTCCTCGAGACGCGAGAATATGCGAAATTCAAAGGAGTAATGTGCTGGTGTGGATGCGATTGGCTCGTGAAAACGGAAATTAAAGATCGCTTCCATGGCTTCCAGACCTGGCAATGGAGATGCCGGAAGTGTCGCCGGGTTCCGCTGGTTGGGATTTGGTCTAAGTGGATGAGGCGATTCCTTGATGAGATGTTGAGGCAAGAGAAGACCAGGAAGGTCTAGCCCGGTTCCAATCCTGTTAGGGTAGCTGTGTTATATTTGATTCTGTGAACTAGACCCCATCCCCTGGGGTTGAGCGGAATCCAATGGCAAGACCAAGAAAGAAAATTGATAAAGAGCAGCTCCGTCAGTTGGCGGAAAGGCAGTGGAACGACCGCGAGATAGCCGCCTTCTTCAACGTTAGCCTGCACACTATTCACAGGCGTTTTGGCGATCAAATTGATAAACACCGCGCATTAGGTATGGCAAAACGCAGGGATATTGCCCACGCAGCCATCCAAACGATTGCGAAGTACCTAGACCCACAAAGGATGATCGGCGATGCCCTGCGCATAAGTGCCGCCGCCAAACTCATAAAGCTGGGCCAGGACAGCATTAAGGTTGAGGTGCCGGTAAATCCCGATGGCAACACCGAGGCCGAGGTCCGCGTAAACCTTATCCGTGACCTGAAAGAGAAGAAGAAGCGGGAAGCGGAAGAGTTGTGAGCGATGAGCTAGAGGATAAGTGGTTTAGGATTAACCACCTCTATTCTATCGTCGATAAGGGCGGTAACCGCAGGACGATGACCCCCAACGTCGTCCAAACCAAAATCCTACAAAGCAAATCGCTTAGGAAGATGGTGCTGAAAGCCCGGCAATTCGGGGTTAGTACGGGCTGCCTTATCTCGGACCTTGACGACACAATCCACACCGAGAACATGACCGCCTGTATCGTGGCCCACGAGCAGGATTCAATTAAGAAACTCTTCCGCATCGTCCACCGCGCGTATCGGTACATGGACCCCAGGATTAAACCCGTCATCGACCGTGGTGGCGGTAGTAAGTACGAAATGTTCTTCCCGGAACTAAACTCCCGCATCTACTGCGACCTTGAATCCCGCGGCGACACCATCCAACGCCTTCACATCTCCGAGATGGCGTTCATCAAGGAGGAGGACAAGCTTAAGGCGACCCTCCAGGCGGTACCGCTCAAGACTGGCAAGGTAACGATTGAGAGTACGCCTAACGGGATAGCCAACATGTTCTACGACATGTGGAACGATTCTAATCAACCCTACGAGAAGTTCTTTTTCCCGTGGTTCGTGTTCCCCGAGTACGCCATCCACGAGGGCGTGGAGGTAGAGCGCACCCCAGATGAAAAGGAATTTGTAAGAGACGCCCTTAAGCGCTACGGCGTTACGATTACGGATGAGCAGATACGCTTTCGTAGGTACAAACAGACCGAGCTCGGCCGCCTATTCATCCAGGAATATCCCGAGGACGATCAAACGTGTTTCCTATCCTCCGGCCAGGCCGCGATGGATCTATTCCTCGTGAAGCAGCTCATGAGCAAGGCCACGCCACCCATCTATTCCGACCGCAAATTAAAGCTCTATGTGCCACACAGAAACTCCCACCGCTACGCCGTGGGGGTGGACACGTCGGAAGGAATCGGCGGTGATAATTCCGTAGCTGTGATGTTTGATGTGAATACGCGAGAGCAGGTAGCGGTCCTGTGTGCCGGCAAGTCTAGGCCATCGGACTTCGCGCACGAGGTCTATCGGCTTTGTGAAAAGTACATGTCGCCCGCGATGGGGTGGCCCTTGCTCGGGGTAGAACGTAACAACCATGGGCATGCGGTCCTTCTGGAGCTGGACGAGCATATCGGCTACCACAACCTGTATGTTCACCGCGATGAGCGAAAGGGTTGGCTCACCGATAGGGTCACTAGGCCACTCATGATTGATACCTTCATTGATGGCGTGGAAAAGCAGAGCGTTAAACTAAATGACCTTGAGACGTTTCAGGAGTGCCTGACGCTGATTGACGACGAGGGTAAGGTCCAGGCAGCAGAAGGCAAAAAAGATGATAGAGTAATAGCAAGTGCCATCGGTCTGCAGATGGTGTTAAATGCCAGTGTCGGTACTCTCTACGACAACATCCGAGAAAAAATCCTAGTGTAAATGCCCAAAAAGAAGCCGGTAGTGGAACAAGACGCGCCTTCGGGACCGCAGGCACAGCCTCGCGCGGAGCAGTCGAATAACCTAATCAAGGAGCTCTACACCGGAACGGCCGAGAAGACTTTTGAGGAGTCTTCATACAACTGGGCGTCTCAACAGAAGCCTTATAACCCCGATGATCTGTATCGCAAGACCGGGGATTATTCGATTTACGAGGACATGCTGAACGATGACCAGGTGCAGGTCTGCGTTCAAATAAAGCGTGATCTCGTCGTGGGTAGCGGGTGGGACATCGCTATTGAAGACGAAGGTCCTAAACAGGAGGAGATGCAGAAGGACTTAAAAGTCGCCTTGGGTGAAGACCCGCAGGTGGCCTTTGAGGACATGCTGCAGGAAATCCTATCTGGGGATGATTTT